AAAACTTCTAAATCTAATAGATCAGAAACTATTTGAATTTGCTCTGATGTATTTGTGTAATCTAAACTATATAAATTAACGCCCTGTGATGATAGTGAAGAATTAAAAGCTGCAAAATCTAAATCAGCATCATAATAATCATCAACAATTAATAAATTTTTATCTTGATTAGATCTAACATCATATGACATACGTCGTGTCAAATAGTTAATTTGTTGACGCAAAATATTACGACTCTCTGTATCAGAAGGATCGTCTCGCCCATTAGTTAAATTACTATTATAAGAGGCACTCATATTAGTTTGCGTAAACGTTTGTTTATTGGATGCAGAAATATCAGAAATCGTTTTATCAATACTAGTTTTTAAATTAGTAACTTGAGCTGTATAGTCACCTATTTGAGATTGTACACTTGAAAAGGTAATTTTATTTTTAGTTGAAGCAGTAGTTTGTAAAACATTGATGGCGCCTAAAGCAACTAATGACTTTTGTAGATCGGATAGCTGCTGTAATTTATTATCCAAATCTTGATTAGCTTGCGTTGCTGTTAGTTGAGACTGCATAGCTAACGCTACAGCAGCTTCATTGATAACTAAATTCTTGAATGGAATAAAATTCCCCCATAAAGAATTATTTTTACCCAAACCTTGCTTCAAAGAATCTAAGAAATTATCGGCTGCCGGTTGTTTACTTTGAGGATCATTACTGGCACCAAATAATGTTGAAGTAACTTTAAAATATGTAGCGTAGTTATATGGAATACCTGTAATTAACAATGATAATACGTTCATCGGATCCAGTCCAGCAAATATATTATTGTATAGATTTACTTCTCCAACTAAACTAGGCCCATTAACAGTATTAAGAGTACCCTCTTGTGTAAATATTCCGATACCTTGTTTCCATTTATAAACCAAACCATCAGGAGCATAAAATACTTTAGTTAGTTTATTAGTAATAGGATCAATATGCTGATCTTGAATATAATTTCCTTGTGTAGCCTTCTCTCCTGCTAGAGCTCCTTGCTTATATTTAACTAAAGAAGTCGCCCCTGTATCTGAAAGTAAATACATATTTTCATCTAAAAGTTGTAATGTACCAGGAGCATTATTGACAATTACACTGTCAAAATTAGAAACAAATGGAGTTAATGGATCATAAATGAGGCCATTAAAATCATCAGATCCGGGTTTAAAGTTAACTTTACCTTGTTTAAAATAATATGTATTATCTTCACCATTAACTGAAATGGTAAATTTTCCATCACTCCAATTATCATTTGCCCTTGTAACAACTCCAGCAAATACGTGCGTTCCTTCAATTTCATCCACGAATTGTGATCTTATCAAAGACCAAAGATAATTTGGAAAACTAGGCCCAACAAATATAGACTTTTCTGCTTGAAAAGAAATATCAGCAGATGGATTAAGTAAAGTAGAGTTACTATCACCAGGTAATCCACCAGATAAAGAAGTAACGGTATTATTAACATTTTGAAGAATTCCTGCACCGCTAAACATTTGGGTAATACCAGTTAATATTTGATTATCATATTGACTTTTAGAATTCATATAAATATGAACTACATCCATTGGCTGTATAATTACATTACCAGAAAAATTAAAACGTAACTTCTTACGGGCATAGTTGTTAACTTTATTATTAGCTATCAAGTTATTATTAGTGTCAGATAGCGTTGATATTTGATCCATTATAGATGAAATAATAGAGGAAAAAGCACTCAATTCGGACCCAATAACAATATTAAAACTAGTATCAACACTAGCTGATACAGAAGACAATCCATTGAATCCGGCAATCGCTCCATTCTCTAAATATTCATCCGATACAGTAATACCAAAGATAGGATCGGTATAAAATGGAATAGACAGCCCTGATCTCTGAATAATAACTGTTATAGTCTCTCCAGTTACCGAATAAGGATCTACATTGAAAACTAATGGACTCGCCCCTCTTAAAGATCGTAAACTATTAAGTTGATTTTGTTGTGCGCTAATTTGCTGATTTAAACTTTCAATTCCCAATTGAAATGCTTTGTTATTATAGAATAAATTGGTGGCATCACTTAATGCGATCTCGATATCATAATCGCTAATTAACATAGACTCATATGGGTCCACAATATTTAAGCTAAATTGTCCAGGTCTTCTTAGGTCAGTAGTAGTAGTAGTATTGATATTAGTAAAGTTAGTTATCTCTATAACTCCGGTACCGCCACCTAATGTAGACTGAAATAAATTAGTCGGATCATTTATCCAAGTTGTATATGGATTAGTTTGATTTAAAGCGTATAAAGTTCTTAACCTATCTACTACTTGTATAAAACTGGTGCCATCTTGTGTGGCAAATGCGCTAGTATTTTGAGTCATGCCAAAAGCATTACTACCATCTCCATAACCATTATTAGCAAGATCGGTAAGAGAAATAATATATGGAACTAGTTGATCTGAAATGTTACCAACAGCTGCCGTTACTTGTTGAATTTTACTTAACTTCTCTAAGGCTGCTATCTGCATACACTTATTGCCAAACAAAATAGACATAGCCTTATAGTATAGTTTTTCATCGGCATCCATAAAATCAGGACGATAATTCTCAGCTATTGAAGAATACATTCTCTTTTTAACAAAAACTGTAGCAGATGGCTCTTGCCACAAAATTTCCATTTGTTTAGGATCTGTTTCATAAGGATCTTTTCTTAAATAGCCCTCTTCTAAATACCTTCTCTCTTGATTAACAGTAATTTCATCAGCAACATCTCCCAAGGATCCAAATGGTGGTTGATTTCCAGAAACACTACTTATAGTATTTGTAGTATTTGATGATAAATCAAATTGTACACTTAAACTATCTGCTAAATCACCTAAAAATGACATATTTACTTTCTTTAAAAGAGACTAACTACAGCACTTAATAAATCTGTGGTAGGAGCCGGATTGTTTTGAACATTTCCGCTGAAAGAATAAGGCGTAGTATAGCTGCTTGGACCGCTAACCGGACTCTCACTCCATGGGAAGTAATTAGTTCTATAACCACTTCTTTGAGTAACTACGAAATTCATACTATAATCTAACAAAAAATCATCAGCCTTTTCATTAACTGACATGTCTGTGAAATAACCTCTATATACCCACCCATTATAATACATTTGTACCGCAAAAGCTAATGATGCCAAAGAAGGTAAATTTCTGGTAGATAAATTATTATTTGGAGAATCTAAACCTAATATACCAGATGATGTTATACCAGTCCCAACACTAGCCCCTATACTAAGTAATGATCCGGCTTGAACTCCAATTCCTAATGATAAATTATTGTTTAAATCAGCAGATGCATTATTACCAGCTAAATTAAGGGCTACCGCATCCATAGCATATTGTTCTGCACGATATATTTCATACAACATATTAATACCTTCAATTCCAGAACTGCCAGTAGTCCCAGAAATAGCCAAAGTATCTAATTCTTCTCCCCAATATTGTAAAGTGTATCCGCCTTTGGTTCTATCTTTTTGAATTAGTTTTTTGTGCATATAAGTAATTCTAGCGGGATTGACAAACATACGAACTGTTCCATATTGTGGAACGAACCAGGTAATAATATTTCTTTGCCAAGATGCATCAACACCTGGAACAATATTGGTAAATGGTAATCCATTATTATCAGCTGAAGGTGTGCTTTGAAAGGGACTAGTAAATCCTGCAGTAGTGCTTACAGCGGCATTAACGCCGGTTGATGCGATATCGAGAGAAAAAGTAGCCATAATTATTCCTTATATTCTGGGGTTGGTAGCCGCTGCATTAATAGATGTAGCTACTGTACTGCTGTTAACTGGCTTGCCACAATGTGGACATGAACCTGTGAAATTTACTTTTAGGGTGGCACCTGGCGCAAATATAACTGGCACTGGCTGGCCCGTAGGACCTGCATGAATGCCTCCTGCTGCCCCTCCAGTCGATGAGTGACTATTTCCATCAGTTCTTCCACCCATGGCCGCTGTACCTGCCGTATGAGCCATTTTAGCAGCTTTAGCAACTTGCTGACCAGGATTTTTAAAATCATCAAGTGGTGTAAATTTTTTCATAGCATCACCCGGATTGAGTGCTGGTATTTGCATATTTTGCGAAAGTTGACGTTGATATTTCATGGCAGCTTCTGGACTCTTCTGAGCGTCTGCAAAAGAAACTAAAGAGCCACCCATTTGTTCTTTTAAACTGAGAACTGCGTCTTTAATTGCTGATGGCGTATTAGTGATGGATGAACCTAAATTTTTCATAGCAACTTCTGAACCAGAACCGAGTGTTCCAATTTGTGCAGCACGTTGTTGATTTCTTTGTACATCTTGATTGACAGGAATGCCAGCTCCGGTTCCACCAACTCCACCAGCTTTAACACTAGTTCCAGCACCTAAATTTTGAAGAGTTTGATTGTTAAACTTTTCTACTTCTGTTTTAATTGCAGAAACATTGTCATTAATACCGGCTATGACATTAGAGCGCTCCATATCTTCCTTGCCCGTATTTATTGCATTATCCATATCGGCAGCTGCGGCTTTAGCATGCTCTCCAACAGTTGGCATCTTGCCGCCAGTCCTAATGGCTTCAGAAAGGTTTACTGCTTCTTCTGGACTGTTAGCCAATTTACCCATTGGACCATTTAGTATTAGTTGTATTTGTTGGTTTAATTTGGCACCAGCTGCATCGCTATGTTTAGCTTCTTCGTAAGAAACCATGTGGCCACCCATTTGTTTCTTAATGGTGTCTTGCATTTTCTTCATAGCCACTTCAGGCTTGTTTTTTATAAGATCCATCATCTGAAAAGCTCCCATAAAACCACCTGGTCCACCAGTTTGAGCAGACATAAAAGCTTGTTGACCAATTGTCATAGTTGCCAAAGCCTTACTATAATGACCAAACATTTCAATGGCATTTCTGGCGGGCACACCAACTCCTTCTAATTGCTTAACATAATCACTCATAGCATTAGCCATACCTTGAGTCATTCCATTAGCATTTGAACCGGCTCCCGCAAACATCTTAAAAGCCTCTGATGAATCTAGTAGTCCTGCACGTACGTCTTCTTGTCTAGCTCCTAAAACATTTGATACTTCACTCATTCTAGCAGAATATTTAATAGCATCATCCGTAGATGTTCCAAATCTGGTAGTAGCTTCGGTCATATCCTTAAATACATCTGCCAAATCTCTACCAGAACCTCTTGCATATTGTATAGCTACAGTTAGAATATTTGTTCCTTTACCTGCTAATTCAGTACTAGTCAATAGTGATTTTAATCCACCCGGTAGACTAGTAAGTTGAGCTCCATACTCTGCCAAAGTGTCCATAGAAAGGTGTGTTGCATACCTACTATCTTCTAAAGCCTTAGTATATTTATTCGTTATCTCATTAAGACCTGACAAATCTTTTCCGATACCCGGAATTCCTGCTCTTAATTCGGTAAAAGCTTCATTCAGTCCGCCAGCATGCATAGTTGTTTGCATAATAGATTCTTGCAAACGTAAATTATTATCTGCTCCCACTAGAAATGCTTCTGCAGTGGTTAAAACACCACTACCCATTTCTTTGACTGCCTTCGCTATTAAACCAGCTGGAGCATGTGCGGCTGTCATAGCATCAGTCATCATTTTTATACTTGTGGTAGCAGCTGGCGAACCTTTAACAGTTTCTATTAAAGTTTTAAATTGACCACTATAAGTAAGTAAGTTGTCTGTTTTAACACCAGAAAGGTTCGTGAATTGTTCTTTAGCCCCAAGTATTCCGGCAGCAAGAAGTCCAAATTTACTGGCAGACTCTCCTGCCATAGCGCCTAAATTACCTATACTACCACCAACTGATCCTGCTAAATCATTAAGTTTGGCTAAAAAACCATTAGATGCAGAAATGGTCGTGTTAAAATAAGCGGCACCTTCACTACCTTTAGCAAAATTATCAGCAAGTTCTCCTATTTTACTTGTGTCTACATCGCCCGGATTAGCCGCTATTGGTGTGTTTGGATCGATTTGGTCCATTTAGTTATCCTTGTTTTTCCTTTAAGATTGTCCTACGTTTTCTTCTTTTAGCTTCAGACTTTAATGGTATTTTAGGGGCTCTAACATCATTTTCTTCAATAATTTTCATGGATTCCGCAACATCTTCATCAGAAGATTCATGAATATTTGGATTTAACATATCTTGTACGGCTTG